AATCGGCGTTGGATTGACAATGCTTGTGGGTTGATGCTTTTTTTCATTGTTGCGAAATGTCTGTTATTGTAATTTCAAAAGTTGGGTATGTCATTAAATAACTTGTTCCAAGTGATTCATAAGTGGTCAGAACCGAACCATTTTCATCTTTTCTAATAATGCCGGAAAACTTCACCTTTTCAAGATTACCAATTGATTTCAATTTTTGGTAAACTGAATCACTTTGCAAAGAATCCACCTTTGCATAATATACAGCATTAAAAGTTATCTTTGGTTTGCACTCTAACCCATTTATAAGGTCAAATGTGATACGTTTGTACGTTGTTCCGTTTGCCGTAATATCTGATGTTTTGAGGGATTGAATTTGTGATTGCCAATCTTTGACCGGGCTTGCATCAAACAATGATTTCAATTCATCATGGTATCGCACAAACATTTCGTCAAGTGCAAGTTCATTAAATTCATTTGCGCTTGCTTTATGGTAGTGTGTTATGATGCTATCAAGACGGCATTGTGCCGGATTTTCATATTTCTGTATGTTTGCAGTTCCGGACGTGCAAGAATAGACGCATATACAAAGGCATATAAATAATATGGTACGAATCATTGTATTCATTATTCCATTTTCTTTTTATAATCAACAATCATTTTGTCAAATAGGCTTTTGTTTACGGTGGCAAATTCTTCACCTTTTAGGCTTGCCAATTCAAGTGCATCAAATATTTCTTGCGGCATTACCGAATAATAAGACGGGTTGCCGTAATATTCATTTACTTTAATTTCAATCATTGTTATTCCCTTTCGTTAAATTATTGATTATTTCCAATAGCTTGTCAATATGTTCTTGTGCCTTAATCAAGGATGCTTCTTTCATTGATAACAGTTCTAACAATTTATTCATTGTATCGGGTTGGTTTACGGTTACATTATTGCCATTGATGTTATTGCCGTGAATATTGTTTTGTTCGCCACCCCCGGCATACCGTTGTGGCTTTATCATTAAGTCGCGCAATATTGCGTGTTTTGATTTAGGGATTGTTGACCCCGATTCCCAATTTTGAATTGTTCTTGGATGTACGCCCACCATTTCCGCAAGCGATTCTTGCGACAATCCCAATTTTTCACGTATTTTTTTAACATCTAAATCATTCATAATCAACAATAAAAATAAGCAACGCAAAATTTATACGCAATTTTGCGTGAAAAAGTTTGGTTTTACACACAATATGCCGTATATTTGCATCTGTAAAGTTGAACAATGCAAAAGTAAAGCGAAAATAAACATTTGCAAATAGCAAAATTACGTCATTTTGTTGGCAAAGCCAAAGGAAAGGACGAAAAGTTGCATATTAACCATAAATAAAAGTATATGAGTAAAGAACAGTTTTCTTTTAACAAGGGGTGGTCACAGGTTAAGAACGGTGATATATCCGAATGCCGCAACAAACTTATGGAAGTGTTGGGCATAAAAACAAGGGCGGCTTTTCTTAATCGCCTGAAAGGTGATGTCGAACCAAAGGTTTCAGAAGTTCGCGCAATAGAATCGGTTTTTGCTGAATATGGTATAACAGACATTTGGGGGGTAGCTTAATGAATCATGCAGAACTAACCAAGCGTGAATCCGAAATTGCAGAATTATTTGCATGGGGTGCAAGTAAAAAAGACATTGCAAACCGCTTGTACATTTCGGAAAGGACGGTTGAAAATCACACCCGGAATATATATGATAAAACAGGGTGTTCCAAAGTAAACGAATTGTCCGCGTGGTGGTTTTGTACAAAATTTCATATATCCTTTGACTTGTCGCCATTGAAGCGCAAGACTATTTCGATGATGCTTATTGCTTTGATGATTCCACAAATAATGAATTACGACAACAAAATGATAAGGGTACGCAACAACACTTGTCGCGTTGTCAGGGTAAGAGCAAGAAGAAAATCGGAAAATGACTTTGCAACATTTGATTTCACATTTTAGTACAAAACTTTCGCAACAATGAAAAAAGAGAATTTAATGAAAGAAGTTAGGGCATACATTATAGGCTTTTTGGGGTCTATCACATTCATACTTGTATGTTGTGAACCCGCGGACGAAGAATATTGGTATTTGCAATTCTTCATATCAAAGGGGCTTGCATTTCTGATTGGTTATGCCACATACATTCTTTGTTCACGGTGGGAATCCAAAGGTTTATTGCCCCCTGATATTGAAGAATAAAATGAACGCTAATGGTAAAAATAGACCCAAATACAAGGCTTATCGACTTAACAGTTGGTGAATTGATTGATTTAATACATTCAATCACCCCGATACAACAACCCACGGTTAAACCTGAAAAACGGTTGGTTTATGGTATTGCCGGAATAGCACAATTGTTCAATTGTAGTTTGACAACAGCAAACAGAATTAAGGCAAGCGGGAAAATAAACGGTGCTATCATGCAGAATGGGCGAATTATCGTGGTTGATGCTGACCTTGCTTTGGAATTGTATAACAATAAATAATAACGCAACAATGAAACAGGTTATTTTGAAATCCATTACCCTTTGCAACTTCAAGGGTGAGAAAGAAAGGACAACGAATTTTAATGTTGATGTCACCACGATTTCAGGTGATAACGGCATGGGTAAGTCAAGGCATTTTGACGCATTCATTTGGCTTTTGTTCGGGAAAGATACACAAGACCGAAAGGACTATGAGGTAAAAACAAGAATCAACGGTCAAGAATTGCATAATGTTGAATGCAGTGTGTCGGGGGTGATTGTTGTTGATGGTGAGGAAATCACTTTGAAACGGTCATTTGTAGAAGATTGGGTTAAACCACGCGGCAAGGTTGACCGTGTGTTTAAGGGCAATCACACCGAATGTTGGTGGAACGAAACCCCGGTAAATGTAAGTGAATACACAAAACGTGTTGAAACCATTATTGATTCATCTGTATTTAAGATGATAACCAACCCGGCGTTCTTTGTCAATATGAATTGGAAATTGCAGCGTGAACAATTATTTCAGCTTGCCGGAACAATCACAGATGCCGAAATTGCTTCACAGAATCCCGACTTTGCCAAGTTGCTTGATAAGATTTCCGGAAAATCACTTGCAGATTTCAAAAAGGAATTGTCAGCCCGCAAGAAAAGGTTGCAAGATGAATTGAACCAAATACAACCACGCATTGACCAAACGCACAAGATGATGCCGGAAACAGAAGATTTCAATGCTATTGAAAAGGAAATCCAAGAAATTGACCATGAAATTTCCGAAATAGACAAAGCAATTGCAGATGTAACCGCCGCAATCCGAAAACAATATGAGGGCGAACAGGAAAAGCAGAACAAAGTGAATGCCTTGAAATCTGAATGTCAAAAGATAGTCTTTGATGCCAAGACAAAGGCACAAGATGAAGCATTTGCCGCCAATGCTGAACGCCGTGAAATTGAAAGCAAAATCAAGGCAAAGGAACGTGATGTTGAATTGACAGACCGTGAAATTGCGTCCGGTGAATCACAGGTTTCAAAAACCCAAAATGAGATTGAACAAATCAAGGCAAGCCAAGACAAATTGCGTGAATCATGGTTTGCAGAAAATGCCAAGACTTACAACGGTGAAACCGTATGTCCGCATTGTGGGCAACCATTGCCGGATGAAATGATTGAAAATGCCCGTGAATTGTTCACCAAGGCGCAATCTGAAAAATGCGATGAAATCACGGCAAAGGGGCAAGAATATGGGCGCAAGGTCGATGAACTGAACAAGCGTGTTGATGAAATAGAAAATGACATTGCCAATGCAAAAAAAACAAAAGAATCATTGTTCCGCGACATTGAAGCCCTGAAAGCGAAATTTGCGACAATCCCGGTCATTGAGGTTGCCGATGTTGCGCCCGAATCCATCCCGGAATGGGTTGCAAAACAAAAGGAAATCGCCGACATTGAAGCCACCATATCAACCGACAATTCAAATGTAAATACGGACGAATTACAGAAGCAGAAAGCCGAATGCAACACGAAACGTGCGGCGTTGGTGGAAAGATATTCAAAGCGTCATACCATTGTACGTTGTGAAACAGAAATTGCCAACCTTGAATCAAGGGGAAAGGAACTTGCCCAAATGATTGCAGATGCCGAACGTGAAGAATATACGATTGAGCAATTCACCCGGACAAAGGTTGACGAATGCGAAAACAGAATCAACGCAATGTTCAAGGTCGTGTCATTCCGTTTGTTTTATTACACCATTGACGGCAACGCGGTTGAAACGTGCATCCCGACAATTGGCGGCGTACCTTATGGCAGCGCGAATACTGCAAGCAAAATCAATGCGGGTCTTGACATAATCAACACATTATGCAAGTTCTATGGCGTTTGCGCCCCGATATTCATTGATAACCGTGAATCGGTCAATGAAATTGTCGAAACAGAAAGTCAGATTATAAACCTTGTCGTAACACGCGACAAATTTTTAACAATTAAATAATTACGCAACAATGGAAGAAAAAGAGAAAAGCGAATTTATGCTTGCAACAGAAGCATTCGCAAAGGAAATTGCAAACCTTACTAACAAGGATGGTGTAAAACGTGGTATTGTAATTCTTGCAAGCGAAGATTTAGGCGGTGAAACAGCCCAAGCAATTGCAGTTGCAGGAAATGGCATGGAAGCAATCAAGGCAATAGCCGAATTTGCCACAAGAAATGAAACAAAAGATTTGTGCCGCGAGGGAATCAAAATGGGCGCAATCAAATCAACCCTTGAAGCAATACGGGGGGGTATTCAAGAATAAATCTAACAATTAAAATTTAGTAATATGAACGAAATTCAGAAACAAAACCCGACCGGACTTGTCACGGTTACAAGCCCCATGAACGCCGGATTCAACTTCTTTGACCCGGTTCAGTTTGAAACAATGCAACGTGTGTGCAAAATGTTTTCTTCATCCGACCTTGTGCCGGACAATTACAAACCGAATTACAAGCCGATTCCTGCAAATGCAACACCGGAACAAATTGCAGCAATAAATCTTGAAAACCAAGAAGCAAAAAACAAGGCGGTTGCCAATTGTATGATTGCAATTGAAATTTCAATGAGAATCGGTGCAAGCCCTTTGATGGTTATGCAAAATATGGTGCCGATATACGGCAAGCCGTCTTGGTCGTCCAAGTTCCTGATTGCAACCGTAAATTCGTGTGGTAGATTTGAACCTTTGCAATACAGATTCACCGACAAAGGTATGTTGGGCATGGTTGATTATACTGACTATGTATGGGATGGAAGAACAAACCGGAAACAGGCAGTTCAAAAGCAGTTTGATGGTAAGAAAATACAAGACATTGAATGTGTTGCATACACCACAAAGAAAGGGTCAAAAGAAATCCTCGAATCGTCCCCGGTTTCCGTCCGTCTTGCTATTCAAGAGGGTTGGTACACAAAGAACGGGTCAAAATGGCAGACGATGACCAAACAAATGTTGATGTACCGTGCCGCATCATGGTGGACATCTGTTTATGCACCTGATTTGTCAATGGGTATGCGTACAATTGAAGAACAACAAGATATTGTTGATTCAGAATACCAAGAAATAACAGATACCCCGGAAGCTGAAAAGCGTGACAATGCAAATAAAATTGTAATTGGTTCGGACATTGAAGATGGCGACAACAAGCCAAACGAAGAAGTTTCAGGCACGCAAAACGGTGAAACGGTCAATCATACCACAAGTGAGCAAAAAAACGAAAATAAGCCAAATCCGGGCTTCTAACAATATAAATCCGAAAGGTCATGGAATTAAAAATATTGGGGTCAAGTTCAAAGGGCAATTGTTACTTGCTTGACAATGGGAAAGACTGTTTGATGATTGAATGCGGAATTGCGTTCAAAGAGATTCAAAAGGCGGTGAATTTTGACATATCACGCATTGCCGGGGTTGTCGTGTCGCATGAACATGGCGACCATGCCAAATACGTGAATAAATGTCTTGATGCCCGGATTCCATTGTTCATGTCGCAAGGAACAAAAGATGCCTTGAAATTATCCGAATGTGCCTTGGTTCACGCAATGAATGAATTAAAAGTGTATCAAATCGGTGCATTCAGGGTTCAGCCTTTCAACGCCCAACATGATGCCCGTGAGCCTTTCGGGTTTCTGATATATCACCCGGAATGTGGCAAGGTTTTGTTCGCAACTGATACGTTTTATTTGCGTTACACCTTTCAAGGCTTGAATAACATATTGATTGAATGTAATTATGACCAAGAAATATTGGATGCTAATGTTGAAGCGGGAAAATTACCAATGGCGTTGCGTATGCGTACAATGAAAAGCCATTGCAGCTTTACCACTTGCCGGGAAACATTGCTTGCTAATGACTTGTCAAAAGTCAATCATATCGTATTGATTCATCTTTCCGATGGAAATTCTAATGAAAAGATGTTTCAACGTACAATCCAAGAAGAAACAGGCAAAACCGTTCATGTCGCACAATCCGGAATGACAATAAAAAATTTCAATGTATCACCATTTTAATTGAATCACAATGAAAAAGTATTTAGTAACAAACAAAAAGACAAAAGAAGTATGTGGAAAGTTCGATTCAAAGAGTGAAGCGGCGGATGAAATGATGGTTTTCATCAATGAACACAATGAAGAATTGGATTCAGACGATGAAGATTATTTGACACCGTTTGATTTCATCCTTGAAGAAATCGAAAGCAAAGAAATCAATGATATTGTAACTTCTTATGAAGAAGCCCGCAAATACCTTGGTGGAAAGCCGAATAATGATTTCACGGTTGCAAAAAAGGTTGTGTCGGGAAATTGCGTCAAACTTGATGAAGTCACAAGGTTGGTTAAAGACATTAACCCAAGCCACGTCAAAGCCCTTATTGCTTTGAATGAGTTGTTCACTATTGCGCAAGCATGGAACAAAGAAGATGAATTTGAACCCGATTTCAGCAATTCAAACCAATACAAGTATTTCCCTTGGTTTGTCTATGACAACGGGGCTGCGGGGTTCGTGTGTGCGTATACGACTTATACGGCTTCGACTGCGACTGCGTCTGTCGGTTCTCGGCTTTGCTTCAAGACACCCGAACGCGCCCGCCAATTCGGGGAACAGTTCATTGACTTGTGGAATGATGTTTTGCTATTCAGATAAAAAGCGTATCACTATAAAACAAAAAGTCATGGAAAGAGAACTTGGACAGGAATATGAAAACCCCATTCAACGTGAGGCGTTTTTGAAAGACAATTGCGATGCTTGCGAGCAAAAGGGATATATGAAACCATACACCCCGGAAGAACTGCAAGGGCATAAAGAAAGACTTGCAAACGTATCAATTGAGATTGCCGAAATTGAAGCCGAAATGAAAGCAAGTCAAGCAGAATACAAGGGACGTTTGAAACCATTGAAAGAAGCACGTTCAATGATGGTTTCAAACATTAAATCCAAAGCCGAATATGTGAATGAAGTATGTTGCAGATTCACAGACCAAGAAACAAAAGAAACGGGATTCTACAACAAAGATGGAATCTTGATTGAATGCCGCCCGGCAACCGCTGATGAATTGCAGCCAAGCATTTTCACAATGGTTCGGAACACGGCAAGAGAGCAAAAAACAGGAACAAACGACTAATAACCAATTAAAAATTTGAAATATGGAAGCAGAAAAATTGCAAATCAACCTTGCGCCAAACATGGCAAAAGCAGAAGTAATAATTCGTGAGGGTGCAGCCGTCAAAGAACTTGAACCAAAAGCCCCGGTAAAAACGGACTTGCACGGTGTTATCGGTTCGGTTGTTGAATATCTGAAAAAGAGAATCAACACCGGACAATTTGAACAAAAGAATTGCCACATTCTTGTAAACCGTGAAGAGGTTGAAATCACTTTGATAATCAATGAATCCGATGAATACAAACGTGGCAAGGTTGCCGGAAAATTAAGTTACAATCCCAAGTTCATTGAATTTGGTATTAACAGCAACAAAATTTGGACACCAACCGAACTTGGTTTGTTTATCAAGATGAACCGTGCATTCTTTGCCGACCGCAACGAAAATATGAAGCTGGTTTCATGCCTGATGAACTTCACCGCCACCGTAAACAATAGCATTGAACGCGCCGTGAAAGAAAATGGCAATCGCACGGATAATTTTGCACAAGTTGTCAATTCAAATTTGCCGGAATCATTCAAAGTTGAAATGCCTATTTTCAAAGGAATGCAGCCGGAAACAATCGAAGTTGAAACATTTGCACAGGTAGATGGACGTGAAGTTTCATTCATCTTATTGTCACCGGGCGCACAAGCAACACTTGAAGATTTGCGCAACAAGGTTGTTGATGAACAATTGGAGCAAATCAAGGAAATTGCCCCGGAAATAGCAATCATTGAAATTTAGTAACAACCGCCCCGGCTTGACCTTGTGCCGGGTCGGGGCTTAATAATCGCAACAATGAAAGTTACAAAAGAGCAATTAAACAATTTAGTAAGGCAATACGAAACACCGGATTTCATTTCAAATGACCCGGTACAATTCCCAAAACGCTTTACAGACAAAAAAGATATTGAAGTTGCCGCATTCTTGACGGCAATTGTCGCATGGGGCAACCGGAAGCAGATTATAAGCGATTGCGAAAAGATGTTTTCTATTATCGGCAACAGTCCTTTCCGGTTCGTCATTGATTGCAAATGGTTGGGAATAGACCCCGACATGAACATTCACCGCACGTTCTTTGGGCGTGACCTGATTTATATTTGCCGTGGTCTGAAATATATATATCACCGTGCTTTCACCTTGGAAAACATCAAATTTGACAACGTGTGGCAATGGATTGAACGACTGCAAAAGTTTATGATTGAAGCCAATTCCGGTGAATACAACAAACACGTTGCCCCGTCCGGCGGGAATCATGCTTCACATAAGGGGCAATCGGCTTGCAAAAGGCTTCATTTGTTCTTGCGTTGGATGGTGCGTACTGATTCCCCCGTTGATTTTGGCGTTTGGACGCAAAATTTCAGCCCCCGGCAATTACTTATACCACTTGATGTTCATGTTGCCCGTATGGGGCGCGAAATGGGCTTAATAACGCGAAAAAGCAACGACCGTATAACCGTTGAGGAATTAACGGATAAATTGCGTGATTTTGATGAAAACGACCCATGCAAGTATGACTTTGCATTATTCGGACTTGGTGAATCACTAAAACGGTAAGGATATGAAAGACGTATTTTATTTTCAACATGATTACAATGCACGAAATGACCCCAAATTGCAAGATGTATTGATTGAACATGGTGCAGCCGGATTGGGGGTTTTTTGGTGCATTGTAGAACAGTTATATGAGCAAGACGGAATCTTGCCTTTGAAATCATGCAAAAGTATTGCATTTGCATTGCACGTTGATTGCAAAATGGTTGAAAGTATCGTGCAAAACTTTGACTTATTCAAGAATGATGGCGAAAAGTTTTGGTCGAACTCTGTAAATGCACGACTTAATAAACGAAAAACCGTTTCCGAAAAACGAAAACTTGCAGCGATAAACCGTTGGAAATCAACACAGGAAAAGCAAGAGCAAAACAATATTGATGCAAATGCAATGCAAGATATATCCAAAGAAAAGGAAAGTAAAGAAAAGGAAAGTAAAGATATATCTATTATAGAAAGGGAAAAAGCAAAACCCGTTAAACGGTTTTGCCCCCCTACATTGCAAGAAGTTCAATCATATATTCAAGAAAAAGGATATTCAATTGACGCGGAAGCATTCATTGCCTTTTATGAAAGTAAAGGTTGGATGGTCGGTAAAAACAAGATGAAAGATTGGCGCATGGCGATTGTAACATGGTCAAAGCGTGACAATATTCATCCGCAAAGAAAAACGGGTGCTAACAAAAAATGCAATGACGAATGGAAGTAAAAGAACAAAATAATAAAGCCAAAGATTCAATGCCAAGTGTGGAAAGAATCTTGACCGCAATTCAGGAACGTGGCTTTTTCGCCGGAATTACCCGGTTTCAATATATCAACTATGATATTGAAGAAGCTATGAAAATAATTGAAGCAATTGGCAAAAGTAGAAATCGGAAATTCGTTATTGATGATGAAAACCGATTCACATACGAAAATTTCATCAAATGGTGTCATTGTGACACGTCAATGAAATGTATAAATCCGGAAAACGGGCAAATTGTTCCCGGTCGCCTGAAAAGAGGGATATATATTGCCGGAAACACGGGGTCGGGTAAATCTTGGTGTCTTGAAATTATGCTTGCTTATTGCGCCGCATGGGGATTCCGGGTGCAATTCCCAAGCGACTACAAAACGACACGTCCTTTGTGGTGGAACATAATGCGTGCCGATGCAATTTGTGATAACTTCATTGAAACCGGAACGATACCGTACAAAAATACGCCGATGTTGGGTATTCAGGATTTTGGCAATGAACCGGAAGAATCCTTGTATATGGGAAATCGTGTTGATGTTATGCGGCAACTTATTGAATACCGTGGCGACAAGGTGGATGAATTGACGTTGATAACTTCAAACATGAAGATAAACGGTGAAAATCTAACAAATAGATACGGCGACCGTGTTTCAAGTCGTTTGATTGAAATGTGTAATTACTTTGAAATCAAAGGTAAAGACAGACGTAAAATTTAATCAAATATGAGCAATGAAGAATTGAAAAAACAATTGGGCGGTGATTTGTGTGATTATTGCCCTTGGAAAAATGGAGAAATAGACCATTTGTGTGATTCGCTTTGTGAGGGTTCATATTGTGATGAAGCGTTGGAAGTGTTCTTGGATGAAAACCAAGATTTCTTTGATGATGATGCAGATATTTAACTAATTAAAAACTTTATTCAATGAACAGTATTATCATTCAAAAAGATGCGGTCTATAAGACCGAAAAGGGAACACCCGTGACGGATTCATTGAAAGTTGCACAGGTGTTCGGGCGGCAACATAAAAATGTTATACGGTCAATTCGTGATATAATGATGTCGGCTAACTTGTTAGCCAACCGCCAAACATTTTGTGAATCAACTTATGTGGACTCACAAGGTAAAAAGCAACCTATTTTCTTAATGACAAAAGAGGGGTTTTGTGCTTTGGTTATGCGTTGGAACGGAGAAAAAGCCAACCAATTCAAGATGGCTTTTATTGAAATGTTTTCTAAAATGGAAAAGGCGTTTCAACATATTCAACGGCAATATCCGACAATTCCTCAAACATTCGCGGAAGCCTTACGCCTTGCAGCTTCACAAGCGGAACAAATCGAGGAACAACAAAGAAAGATTGAAGCGGATGCACCGCGTGTCCTATTTTCGCAAGCCGTTGAAACATCTGACAAGTCGGTTCTTATAGGTGAACTTGCCAAGATAATTTGCCAAAATGGAGTGCAAACAGGTGAAAAGCGGCTTTTCGCTTGGTTACGTGAAAACGGTTACTTGTGTTCATACGGCGAACGGTATAACCAACCGACCCAAAAAGCGATGGAACTTGGGTTGTTTGAAATCAAGAAAACAACCATACAGAAGCCGAACGGCGACACGCTTATTTCCAATACAACGAAAGTGACCGGGAAAGGGCAAGTCTATTTCGTAAATAAGTTTTTACATAACAATCAAAGGAGTTTGCAGCAATGAAAATATACATATCGGGAAAGATAACGGGGTTGCCGTTACAGGAAGAGAAAGAACGGTTTGCATCCGCGCAAGCCTTACTTGAAGAAATCGGGTTTGAAACAGTAAATCCCTTGGAAAAAGGCTTGCCGGAAAGTGCAACATGGAAACAACACATGGTTAAAGATATTGAATTGTTGCTTCAATGCGATGCAATTTATTTGATGGAAAATTGGGTTGATTCCCTTGGGGCTAAAATTGAACATGACGTTGCAAAACGTATTGGATTGTATTTTCTTCACGAAAGCATGATTGACGAAAAAAGGAAAGAATACGAAGAAGCCAAGAAAAAAGAAAATGAGCGTATAAACGCCATTGTCATGCAAATTGATAATGCAATATATGAAGTAACCGGGATGAAATTCAATGAATATATCACGCAATCCCGGAAACGTGACGGCGTTTTTGCGCGGATGATATTTGTCTATCATTGTAGAAAACAGTATAAAATGAAGCTGACCAAAATTGCCAAGTATGTTCACCGTGACCATTCTTCTTTGCTTCATTTGTTGAAAAAATACAATGATGATTTCAAATACAATCCACAATTCCGCGACTTGGCAACAAGGGTGAATAATATATTGAATAAAACAACTGAATAATATGAACCCAAGACAGTTTTTTGACAAGGTGGTGGAAATGCGCCGATTGCAAAAAGAGTATTTCAAATCAAGAAGTCCTTTTGTTCTTGATAAGTCAAAGAAAATCGAAAAGGAAATTGACGATGAAATAAAGCGGGTGCAAGCAATTGAGGTTGCAAAGCATCAAAGAAGTTTATTTGACCAATAATGTATCACTATAAAACATAAAAAAATATGAAATTATTATTCTATGACCTTGAAACAACAGGAACAAACCCCGGAAGAAATGGAATCCATCAAATTTCCGGTCAAATTGTGATTGATAATGAAGTGAAAGAATCTTTTGACTTTCACGTGCGACCAAATCCCAAAGCGACAATTGAGGATGAAGCCTTAATTGACGGAAAACGGTATAAAACGCCGGGGGATGTCGCACAAGAAATGTTGCGGGAATGCAGATTGTGGAAAAGTAAAAATCCGGATAAGGATGTAATGGATATTATAACGCCCGATTGGGCAAATTACATAAAACAAAATTTATAACATCATGTTACAATTAGAAGTTATTGGCAATCTTGGAAATGATGCCGAAATTAAAGAGTTTAGCGGAAAGAAGTATGTTTCAATGAATGTTGCACATTCAGAAAAGAAAAAGGATGGAAGCGAAAACACCGTTTGGGTGTCCGTCCTTTGGTATGGTGACGGTGGCGGCTTGTTCCAATACCTGAAACGGGGTTGCAAGGTGTTTTTGCGTGGTCGCCTTGTACCAAAGGCATATACAGACAAGCAGAATCAACCGCAATGCGCCTTGAATATGTATGCTAACGAAGTGAATTTGTGTGGTGGAAAGCAGGAATCAACAAGGCAGGATGCCGCAACCACAAGTGTAGCACCCAACCCGGATGATGATTTGCCATTTTAATGCGTTGACCTGATGAAATATGATAATATCATAGCCATTGACCCGGACAAGGATAAGTCCGGCGTGGCATTCTTGAAGCCAAAAACAAGACAATTGGAAGTTACAAACTTGACATTCCCTTTGTTGCTTGATTATTTACAGCACGTCAAGGGTGTACATGATGAAACAAAAGAATCCTTGATTGTAGTTGTTGAAGCCGGGTGGATGGTGAAGAAAAGTAATTTCCATGATGCGCAAGGACACCGGGCGGAAAAGATTGCAAAGGATGTCGGGGCGAACCATGAAACCGGGCGCAAGATTGTTGAAATGTGCCGTCATTATGGAATCAAGGTGTTGGAACACGCCCCATTGGTCAAGTGTTGGAAAGGGCGTGACGGAAAGATTACGCATGAAGAATTGGTTGCCTTTACCGGGTTGATGGGCGGACGGACAAACCAAGATGCACGTGATGCCGCGTTGCTTGCATGGGTGTTTGCGAATTTACCTATTCGGGTCAAAGGTTGATAACTTATGCTTAACTTTTTTTGTAAAAGGGTGTGTCATAGTGATACACCCTTTAATTTTGCAATTGCATTGCAAATTAAATTCAAAAGCACATGAAACCAATTGATTTTCCGCAATCCACAAAGGTATTGCAAAAACCGTCAACAATGACGGATAGCGAATGTTCTTCATTGCACGTTTGGTGTGATGGCAATCAATGTGTGTCAGTATGGAAAGCAACATTGATTGAAAGGTTGAAAATTTTATTCACGGGCAAAGTGTATTTGGGCGTTTTGTCAGGTAAGACACAACCACCCGTTTTTGTTGCCGGGGAATCTGTATTTGAAAAAGCCCCGATAAAAGCCCGAATTTTGGCTTTTATTTCCCAAGCAAAGGAAAGTATTATTGAAGCATGGAAAAGTCTTGCAGAAGCCGCCAAACAGCCCGACAAACGAAAACATTTCATTGTTGGATTCTTTATTTCACTTGTTATCGGTTCTTTGCTTGGTTTTCTTATCGGATTTATTGCCGGAAGTCTTGCCGGGATATTGAAAGAGTGGTGGGATTCCAAAGGACATGGAACGGTTGAAGTCATGGATGCGTTATTTACCGCGTTGGGTGCAGCTTGTGCGATGCCCTTTGCATGGTTGATTCATTATGTAATTTTCTGATGTTATGCCAAAGATTATTGAAACAAGTATTGAAAATCTTATTCCGGATGATAAGAATTTCAACAAGGGAACACAATATGGCGACCATCTTATGGATGAATCATTGCGCAAGTTCGGTCTTGGTCGGTCAATCCTGATTGATAAGAACAACCGTATTATTGCCGGAAACAAGACGGCGGAAAAAGCCGCCGACATAGGATTTGACAATGTGATTATTGTTGAAACCGATGGCAATTCGCTTGTTGCCGTAAAGCGCAAGGATATTGATTTGGATTCCGCCAAAGGACGGGAACTTGCACTTGCAGACAATGCGACAAGCAAAGAGAATCTTGAATTTGATACGGATTTGATAATGCAAGAAGCAAACAAATTTGACTTTGACCCCCAAGATTGGGGAATTTCCCTTGAAGATTCAGAACAAGACGATGAAAACCAAGATGAAAGTGGCAAAAAGGTAATAAGCACACGTTTGGTCGTTGAATGTGGTGACGTAACAAAGTTGTCGTTGTTATTCAGCGAGTTACAAGACAGGGGGTTTAAGTGTGAGTTGAAAGAATAAGTTACAAAAGTGACAAAATTTACCTAAAAAAGAGAATTAAGCATGGCAAAGTTCAGTAAAAAAACGGTGGATAAGATTGTTGGGCTTATAAAGTCTGACACATACACCATTGCCGAAATTTGCCGCCAAGTAGGAATAACACCAAAAACATATCACGCATGGATAAATGATTATCCCGAATTTGCCGAAGCAGTCGAACAGGCAAAGGATGAACGAATGCAAATGATGGTCATTGAAGCCAAGAAATCATTGATGAAGAAAATACAAGGGTATGAAGTGACCGAAACAAAGGTTGTTACAGTTCCGGGACGGGAAAAGGATGCGCAAGGCAAGCCGAAACCGATAATCAAGGAACAAACAACCACAAAGAAGCATATTCAGGCAGATACGGCGGCAATCATATTTGCATTGATAAATGGCGACCCGGAACATTGGAGAAACAGGCAAACAACCGAAGTGACGGGCAAAGACGGTAAAGATTTGTTTGCATCCAAGACGGATGAAGAATTGGACAATGAAATTGCCGAATTGCAAAGGAAATTGGAATAATGGCGACACGGGCGGACAAAATAAAATATTGCAAGGCTTTACAAGAACGGCTTATTCGTGAAAGTCGTTCCGATTTGTTGCGCTTTACCCTTTCCACCATGTCAACATTCCGCCCGGCGGATTTTCACCGCCGATATTACCGTGTATTGACCGACTTTGCAAACGGAAAGATTCGCAAACTTATGGTCTTTATGCCCCCGCAGCATGGAAAATCCGAGGGTTCAACAAGGCGATTGCCCGCGTTTCTTCTTGGACGTGACCCGGACAAGAAATTGGCGATTGTATCATACAATGCCCCGAAAGCAAGAAAATTCAACCGTGAAATCCAACGTATAATTGACACCCCTGAATATCATGCAATATTCCCGGAAACCAACCTGAATGCAAGCAATGTGACGACCGTTGCCGGGTCTTGGTTAAGAAATGCCGATGAATGCGAAATTGTGGGATGTCGTGGTGGTTTTAAGACGGTCGGTGTTGGCGGTGCTTTGACGGGTGAACCCGTGGATATTCTGATAATGGATGATATTTACAAGGATGCGAAAACGGCATGGTCGCCGATTGTTCGTGAATCCGTTTCAGATTGGTATGATACCGTGGCGGAAACCCGTTTGCACAATGATTCGCAACAATTGATTGTGTTCACAAGATGGCATGAAGATGATTTGGCGGGAACATTATTGCGGCAACAAGGTGTGTATGATGAAAAGGAAAACCCGGACGGGTGGGTTGTCGTTGTATATAAGGCAATCAAAGAGGGCAAACCAACTGAATACGACCCGCGAAACGAGGGTGAAGCCTTATGGAGCGAAAGACATAATCTTGCAAAGCTGCAAGCCATTCGCAAACGAAATCCGCAAGTGTTTGAATCATTGTATCAACAAGACCCGCAACCGCGTACCGGACTTATGTATGAAAGCGGATTTGTTGAATATCTTATTCGCCCGGCGACAAAGTATGTCAAGCGCAAATGTTACGTGGACACCGCCGATACAGGTGCGGACTATTTGTGTGCAATTGTTTATGATGAAACGGATATTGGAAACTATGTTGTTGATGTGTTATACACGCAACGCCCCGTGGAATACACAGAACCCGCCCTTGCCAAAATGCTTTGTAAACACGGTGTCGCCGAATGTATTATTGAAGCAAACAACGGTGGTCGTCTGTTTAAGAACAACGTGGAAAAGCAATGCCGATTGATGGGCAACGGCAAAACGAAGTTTACTTCATTCCATCAAAAGGAAAATAAGGAAACGCGTATTTACGAACATTCGGCAATGGTTCAAAACCTTACATTCATGCCGCAAGGTTGGAAACATTTATTCCCTGAATTTGCAAAGGCGATTTGCGGTTATTTGAAAGCCGGACAAAATGAACACGATGATGCGCCGGATGCTTTGACGGGTACAATTGAAAAGCGTAAAAACCACAAGAAATCGGACGTGGCAAGTCTTTTTGGTTATTAAGTGTATTACTATAAAACATAAATGATATGACGATTGAAGAAATTTTCAAAAAAGCAACGGCAAATGATGTGATTTCGGAATTGAAATCAAGCCGTTTTATCCCGCAACCTGATGTTGAGGAAGCAAAAAAAGCATTAAATCCCAAGTTGCATGATGTGAATGACCCCATTTTGCGACCGGATAAAAGGGTAAAAGTTGATGCAGATAATGACGCAGATTCCGCGCAAAAGGTTATCACGACCGATGGTGAAGCGGTAAATTTCAGGACGGAAAAGGTGGCAAGGGTTGCAATTGCCTTGCAAAAGCTGATAATCAAACGTGCCGTGTCGTTTTGTTTTGGCAATCCCCCAAAATATAATGCAACGCCCCAAAACGATAATGAACAAGCCGTGTTATATGCTTTGAACCGTATTTTGGTGGATGTAAAGAGTAAGTCAATGAACCGAAAGATTGCACGTGCCATTTTCGGATTCAAAGAGTGTGCAGAATATTGGTACACCGTACCCGTAAACAAACCACATTCAAAATATGGCTTTCCGGCACAACACAAATTGCGTTGTGCATTGTTTTCGCCTGAATATGGTGATACGCTTTACCCGTATTTTGATGAAACGGGTGATATGGTTGCCTTTTCACGTGCATTCAGTAGAAAAGACGACAACGGAAATGCCGTTGATTACTTTGAAACATTTACAGATAAGGAACATTGGCTTTGGATGAACGGGGCAAATGGGTATGAAGCCGCCCCCGGTTATCCCAAACCGATTGCAATCGGTAAAATTCCGGTCATTTATGGACACCAACCGTATTTTGAAACGGAAGATGTGGACAAGCTGATTGACCGTTTAGAACACCTTTTGTCAAACTTTGCAGACACCAACGATTACCATGCTTCACCGAAGATATTCACAACCGGACAAATCAACGGTTGGTCAAAGAAAGGTGAATCCGGCGCGGTTATCGAGGGTGAAGAAGGTGCGACAATGCAATACGTGTCATGGCAGAATGCGCCGGAATCCGTCAAATTGGAGATTGAAACCCTTTTGAAATTGATTTATACCATATCACAGACACCCGACATTTCATTTGATGCAGTCAAAGGGCTTGGAGCAATAAGCGGCGTTGCCCTGAAACTTCTTTTTATGGATGCACACTTGAAAGTACAGGATAAGGGGGAAATTTTCGATGATTATTTGCAACGCCGTGTAAATGTTATCTTGGCTTATATCGGGCAGATAAACACAACATTGGAAAAGGATTGTGAAAACATCATTGTTGAACCGGAACTTGTGCCGTATATGCTTGTTGATGAACTTGAAGAATTGAACTATTGGTTGACGGCGAATGGCAATAAACCCGTTATTTCACAAGAAGAATCCGTTGAGGGTGCAGGCATATCCAAGAATGTAGAAGCAACCATGCAAAAAATCAAAGACCAAACGGCGAATGAAAATTCATTTATGGTCGGTGAACCTATAATTGCATAAACATGGAAATAAAGACGTTTTCAATCGGCGACCATGTTTGGTTGATGAAAGACAATGCGGTTGCAGAATGTGAAGTGATTGCGATTGCGATTGACTGTTTTTTCGGTAATGAAAGACTACATGAAAATGACGTTGGAAAAATTCAATGCTTCACGGACGAACTGACAATTGGTTTGGGTGTGAAATATACGTTGGTAGAATGTCGGTTCAAGAACTCATGGGCAAAAAAGTTCACACGGGTACATGAACGATGTTATGCAACAAAAGAAGAACTTATTAAAACCTTGTAAGTATGGCAAAACGACAAAAAACGACCCGTTTTTCCGTACAATCATACGATTTGGAGCATTACAGGCAAACAGAATCTTACGCACGTGCCATTGATGCTTTATTTGACCGGGCAACAAAGGAAATATCAACCGCGGCGGCAAAGGGTAAATATGACCCTGACAAGCCTTTTTCTTTTGATGATTACCCAAGTGTCAAATCGGTTATGCAAGATGTCACAAGGCAGCTTGCAAGCCGTCTGATAACGACAATTGAAACCGGGTCAAGGAAACAATGGTTGTTTGCTTGTGATAAGAATGACGGCTTTGTTGAATCCATCATGGACACGTCAAAGTTGAGTAAAGCCCGATTGAAGAAGTTGCAAGACCGGAACTTGGAAGCCCTGAAAGCCTTTCAGGAACGAAAAGTTGATGGGATGAACCTTTCACAACGTGTGTGGAAATATGTTGGTCAGTACAAAGAACAACTTGAATCTGCGCTTGATGTCGGATTGGGTGATGGTCGGAGTGCGCAACAATTGGCACGTGATGTGAAACAGAATTTGAATGAACCTAACCGATTATTCCGGCGTGTACGTGATAAACGTGGCAATCTTGTGTTGTCAAAGGCTGCAAGGGCTTTTCATCCCGGACGTGGCGTGTACCGTTCAAGTGTCAGGAATGCACAACGGTTGACACGTTCCGAAATAAACATGGCGTACCGGGAAAGCGATTGGCAGCGTTGGCAAAGTCTTGATTTTGTTGTTGGTTTTGAAATACGCCGTTCCAACCATGAACCGTTGTGTGATTGTGATTTGTGTGAAAAGTTGGTTGGAAGATACCCCAAGACATTCAAATTCAAAGGATGGCATCCGCAATGTATGTGTTACGCCGTTCCTATTCTGATGGATGAAGAAACCTTTGATGAAAACGAATTGGGCGACCTGAAAGCGGCTTTGCATGGTACGACATACAAGAAAATGCAAGCCAAGAATATTGTTGTTGATGTCCCTGATGGTTTCAAACAATGGGTTAAAGACCACGTGGAAGCACAAGCAAATTGGGCTTCAACGCCTTATTTTATCAAAGACAACTTCAAGGACGGGCAATTGTCCAAGGGGTTGAATATTGCATTGTCTGAAAAACCGAAGATTGACCCGATACAACAACAGCTTGATGCACTGAAACCACAAATCACCATGATGCGCCAAGGTTGTTTGAAATGGGGCTTGTCCTTGCAACTTTCAATGCTTGACAAGTATGTTCAAGACCGGGATATTGCACACATTCAATCAAGACTTGCAACTATTCAATCAAAAGTTGCGGAATTAGAACAAAAGGATTCAAGTATTCGTGCAAAATGCCAAGAATGGGGGCTTAATACGTTTATCCTTGATGATGCAATGAAAAATCCGGATTCAATTAAGATTCTTCAAGCAATGAATGAATTGGAAAAAAGGGTTAAGAATGCAGAAAAGGAATACAAGACCTATATTCAGGATGCACAAGAAGCGGTAAGGAATGCCAAGAAAGCAAACGTGGATTCATCCGATGTTGAATTTGATATTTCAACAATCACCGCCGACAAGCGCGAATGGGTTATGGGTAAAACTAACATCAAAAAACGTCTTTCAGACTTGCAGAAAGCAATAAATGATGCGTCCGGAACTTCTATTCACCCAGCAATGAAAACATCATACATCTACAATTCCGATGTGGATGATACATTGAAGCGAATAAACAAAGAGTTTACAACGGAAAGGTGGTTTGAACATGGTGATTGTACATTGACACCGACACGAAAAAGCGGTGTAAATGGGTTCACTTATATGGATGGGCGTATTTCATTGCGTCCTGAAAGACTTGAACACGTTAAATCCGCAATGGCTAAAATCGGTCAGGGACGGTCAAACGAAATCACATTTGAAGAAGCTGATGCAATGGCAACATTTTGGCATGAAATCACGCACAACCGCAACATTCCGGGCAATATGTATATGACAAACACCCAAACCGATGTGATGGAAATGATGAATGAATTTGTTGCACGAAAAACATTACCTGAATTTTATGCAAAAATGGGGTGTCCGTCAACACCACACCCGGAATTTATCAATGACCGCGGTTCAACGGGTTACAATCGCCGCGTTATAGGTTATGACTTTGTTATTAAGAAACTTGGTCTTAACCCTGATAAGGTTTTGGCATCTGCAAGGAAAAATCTTTTTGAATTGAAGTACACCGAACAAGAAACAACGGCAATACAAGCATTGTTAGATGGTGGACTTGATAAATTTAAGGGGGTAAATGGCAAGAAGTTGGGCAAGGCTCAAATCAAAAAAATAGTTGCTTATTGCCGTAGGGGTTTGAGTACAACGACAATTGAAAACTATATGAAAGAACAAGGAATTATTGCAGATAAGTAAAAAAAGGGGCAACAAAAGCCCCTTTCCTTATTCGTTGTTTTCCGCTTCAAGTTCTTGCTTGTATTGTGTCTTAACGGCATTCAACAAGTCTTTGTTGTTCGTTATTTCCGCAAATTCAATAAGAACGTGCGCATTTAACAATGGATATTCTTTTAAGTCACGGAAAAAGTCTTTTCTTGACACGACTAAATCAGAAATCATTTTTTCATCCGTACAGAAATCAAAGATTGTTTTTTTCTTCAAATTATTATAGTCCATACTTTATTGTTTAGATGGTTTACGTTCGTTTTATTGTTTCACTTAATGCAATTTAAGTACAAAGGTACTTGATATAACTTGAAAAAGAAAAAAGGGTGTACACAAGTTATTCAAAACTTGTGCAACCCTTTGTATGTTATATTTCTTGTGAATCAATGGATGTTATTTTTTCTTTCATTGACATTATTACAAATTGTTCAATACGCTTATTTAGTGCATCATATTCCATTACGAAACAATCCGCCATCATGCTTTCGGTGTCCTCTGTATTGTATATTTCATTAAGTGATTGATAGACTTTTGTGTAAAGGTCTTGCATGGTTTTCATGCACTCAATGAAATTTTCGGTCTGTTTGCTTACTGTCATAACGCACCCCCTTTCTTGGCTTGTTCCGCTTGTTTTGCCAATTCCACTTCATTGATAGCATCATACAAGAATTTGTTCACGAAATAAACTTGCCCCTTTCCCGTCACCTTGGTTGTGGTAGTTACAAGGGAATTTCCGTTTGGTTTGGTTATTACAGTCTTTTTTATTTCAAACAACCCCATGTCAAGTGCCTTTTGCGTGGGCTGATTGTACATTTCACCCTTTTTGCAAAGATACCCTTTTTCACGCAACCATTGAAACAGGCGGTTTTGTCCTATTTCCACCCCGTTTTGCTTGATGATGCGTGCAAGTTCACCGACAAGAATTGAATGTTCGGACGTTTCAACAGCCTTGGCAAATGTCGCCCCCGGTTGCAGAAATTTAATTGTGCGTTGCTGACCCTCATTCATTGAAGCAAGTGCATCATTTTGACATTGCAATACATAGTTCTTGCTTTCGGCTTTTGAAAGTGCGGCTTGTTGGCGGTCTATTGTGTCTTTTGCCACCATCAACGCCCGTGCCATGATTTGTTCCGGCGTTTCATCAACTTTGGCAACCATATAACCGCCCGACTTGCGGATGCTTGGCAGGATTTCACCGCAAACCCAATCTTGGAATTGTTCGGCTTCTTTCTTGCGGCTTTGAAAGATACACTTGTATAAGTTCGGTTCGGTGATGAAGTTCATTTGTTGCATTCGATTCATAGAATCTATGACCTCATTACTAATGACCCCATTTTTTTGAAGCCTTTGTTTGACCTGACTTGGGTTTCCAAGGTCAAGTGCCTTGCATATATCAGCAAGACAAAACAAAGGTTCGCCACTTTCCGTTACAGATGTACGGATTTGCCCGAATTGGGCATTCTCAAAGATTTTGATTGATTCTTTCATTGTAAGACGTTTTATGAAAGTTTCAGGCAATAGAAAAACGGCATTGCCTTTCCCGTCGTCTTACACCATCAATGGCAGTGAGTGCATTAACACTTCACACGGGGGTACAATGCCGCTATATGTTAGCCGTAAGGGTATAAAAATACCGCCAACGGATTGTTTGCGGTTCTTGCGCCGCCATTGATGTATGTAAGACAATGGCAAAAGTAGCAAGAAAAACTTATTCCGCAAGTATTTGTGGGCAAAATTATATAAAATATTTTATTTATGGGTTATAGTGATACACAAAAATGCAAACAAGAAGGGATTTTTACCCCTTTTGTTTTATTTGCAACTTGCGAAGTCTGTTTTCCCATTTGTGAATATCAATAGGGTTGTAAATAACCCAACCATCTGCATCACGCAATGTTGAACAATTCTTTAAGCATTCCAATATGGAATCTTTCATTTGTGGGTTTGCATCTATTTTCCTGTTTGCTTCATTGATGTTATAGGTCGTAAAAACTTCAATTGCAATTTTAATGATACGTTTTTCATTTTCAAAATCTTTCGTTTTATGGTAAAGCACCATCAAGCGTGTATAAGCGTGTAATGCAGGGTACAAGGTTGCAACATTTTCTTCATATAGTGAAATTGCACCCTGAATATCACCTTGTTTTTCTAAATCCTTACCTTTTAAGTTTCGTGAAACAACGTATTCCAATAAATTGTCTTTGAATGTAATAAAGCCACCAACCATTATTTACCCGTTATTTCCTGATTAACGCCCAAACACACATTGTTTTCATCAAACAACAAAGTAATACTATATGGCGCATTTGACCATGTACACAAAGAACCGGGCTTTCCCGTATTCGCTACCGTACAAGCATTGATTGCATTAGGTTCGCCAACTTTTGATTTGATTTCTTCAAGTGTTTTTCCGGCAAGATTACCCATTGTGATAAAGTCTTGTTGAAGAAGATTGCCTTTGGCGGTAGAAAGCCCGGCAACAAAATAACCGATGAATGCACCAAGACACAATCCGCAAATAATCCCGACCGTGCTAAACTCTGTCACAAAACCCGCAATGCCAAGCCCTATCAAAGCAAATGCGATAGCCATTGAATGTTTGTTCATATTCTTAATATTAAAAGTGTTATAATCAGGGGCAAAGATAACATATTCATTTCTATTCCTGAATGATAATTATATTTTTTCGGGGGATAGGTAAACGCTTTGCGTTTTATATATTTCCTTTTCTTTTCTTTGCATGATTTTGTAATGCACTTGCATTGCATTTGCATAAAATATTGAACATCAATGTCTAACAAGTATGATTCAGGTATATAAATAGCAAATGAAGTATCATGTTCCGGCAACTTTGCCGTCTTTTTGCATGAATGTTATTCACTTGCATTTGAAGCACGAGATATTTGCATTGTAAAATTTATGCAATTGCACAAAAGAATAAATGCAATTGCATAACAAATGAAGTACAACCCATTGAATGGATATGTTACAATCCACGTTTCATTATGTTGTTGATAAGTTTTTCTTTAACGGATTTCAAATCAATCAGGGATTTTGAATTGTAAACAAGTGCATAAGACAGTGTTCCAGCATAGAACATTCTTATTGCTTCTTCAAGGTCGCCGGGGTTCTTCAATCTTGATTCAAGATGCGATGCAAAACAAGCATCCACACCCAAGCGGATAGCGGTTTTTAATGCTGATTCAGTCATAACGATATTGTTTTTATTTGATAGTATGACACAAAAGTAATTCTTTAAGATTGATTTACAGCACGTTTTTAATGGCTAAATGCAAAAATGTGGATAAGTAAAGCATAAGTTCGCCGATATATCAATGTGTATCACTATAAAACACAATATCTTTGTCGTTGATTTGTAACACATAAAACATTTATCGAATGAAAGAAAAGATTTTGGCATTACTGATTGCAAAATTTTCAGGCGTGCGAAAAGACGTTTTGAATCACTTGGCACGCACATTTGCGTTACAGGCGACCAACGATGAAGAAGCGAAAGCCCTTGTGGATAAACTCACCGATGCGCAAGTGAATGAATACGTCAAGGAGTTTCGCGCCGATGTGGACAAGGAAGTGTCCGAAAGCAACAAAACCTTTGAAGCGAACTTGAAGAAGAAGTATGATTTCGTGGATAAGGGTAAAAGGAACGAACCCGGCGACCCTAAACCCGACCCGAATAATATTTCCGAAATCGTGAAAGCAGCCGTTGCGGAAGCGGTCAAGCCGTTTCAAGAAAAGTTATCCGGCTATGAAGCTGATAACATTGCAAAATCAAGGCTTCAAGCATTGACCGAGAAGTTGAATGAATGTAAGGATGATACATTTAAGGCGCAAACCCTTAAAGATTTTGCCCGTATGAAATTCGACACGGACGATGAATTTAATGAATACTTGAATGAAATGGTCACAGACATTGCCACAGCAAATCAAAACATGGCAAATGCCGCATTGAACAATTCCGGCGGTACACCGCTTTTCTCCCAAAAAGAAGAAAGTGGCGTTTCAAAGGGTGTTGCTGAATTTGTGGCAAGCCAAAAACCCGAAAACAACACGTTTACGGGAAAAGAAATTTAAGTTGAACCCTAAAAGCAAAAAACAATGTCATTGACGATTAAACGCAAAAAGGACAATCGCGTTGTGAAGTGTATTCTTCACCGCGTTGCGGACATTCCCGGCGGTGTAACCGTACAGGTCGCAAATTTGGGCGGTTCGGCGTTGTTTGAGGGAACGCCCCTTGGCAAAGGTTCAAATGGTTTGTATGTCGTTTGTAAGACCGCACAGGTCATTACAGAAGCGAACGGAACTGCAACAACTTATGAAGTGGCAAAAGGACACCATTTCAAGGTTGGTGACAGGTTTGCGACTGATGCTTGTAATGGTCAGACAATTAGAGCCATTGACAAATCCGATGCCGCAAAAGATGTCATAACCGTTGGAACAACCCTTGGTGAAGTAGTGAAAGCCGGAACTTGTGCATTTGAATCAAGTGGAGCAAACAAGACATTGAAAGTTACCCCGGTCGCCATTGCCGGGTCAAACTATGATGTTGAGAACGGCGAAAACTTGTTCACAGATGCTTGGGTTATCGGTGTCGTAAATGCTGCAAATGCACCAATTGTCAACGATGCCATTAAACAGGCATTGAAAACAATCGCTTATGTATAACCCCTAAAAGTAAACCAATATGCAGAAATCATTGATGGTTGGGTTGAATGAAAAGGATATGGAAGCCGTAATTCGCACTTACGACCTGAAAGATTACTATTATCCAACCCTTTTCCCACTCAAAGAAACAAATTTCTTGACGTGGAAAATGCTTGAAGCGCAATCGGGCTTGAAGATTGCCGCCGACCTTGTGTCAAGGGGTGCGACAATTCCAAGAAAGACCCGTGAAGCTATTTCAAGGATTCAGGGTGATATACCAAAAATCACCATTTCAAAAGAGAAAAACGAAGATGAATTGACCGAATACGACATAATGGTTGCAATGTCGAGCAACAACCCCGACTTGAAAGCCCTTGTGGAGTTTTGGGCGGAAGATACAAAGTTTTGTTGGGATGGCGTTGCAGCCCGTGCGGAATGGATTGCATTGCGTGAAATTTCGCTTGGAAAGGTCAAATTCACCAATTCCAACAACGCCGCGGTTGTTACCGAATATGATGTTGATTACCTGATTCCGTCAGAACAGAAGATTGGTGTCACCACTTCTTATACTGATGGTGCAGCGGGAAAACCTTTGACCAAGGATATTCCAGCCGCATTGAAATTGGGTAAGAAGCTATTTGGTGCAACGTACAAATTTGCATTTATGAATGTTGACACCTTTGAAAAATTCGCTTCACAAGAAGAAGTTTGGAAAAAGTGTTCTTCATTCATTCAGAATGCAACGGGTACACAGGACGCGCCGGATTTGGCAACCGTGAACGCATATCTTGCCAAAAAGAAAGAGTTGTTCCGTGGCTTGCAGATTATTGTAATTGACCAAGAAATTACGATTGAACTTGCCGATGGTTCACGCACCACTTCAAATCCGTTTGAAGATGATGTTATTCTTTTCTCTGAAAGCAAGGTTCTTGGAAACACCTATTGGAAGAAACCTATTGACGCAAAGAAGATTCCCGGAAGCGTTGCCGAAAAGGTTATGCACGGACATACTTTGGTCAAGAAGTATTCAAATGAATCACCCGTTCAGGAAGTTACCGAGGGTATTGCAAACCTTTTCCCGGCTTGGAATCTTGCCGGAAGAAGTATTCTGATGCAGACCAACGCAACTTCTTGGAATAAAAACTAACATTGACCACGGGGTGCATAATTGCGCCCCAAGGTCTTTTTGCAAAGATGTATATGACAAACAAAGAGTATTTGACCAAATCATTAAACGGACTTAATATTTCGGAAGATGATATTGATATTATCTTACTGAAAGGTGGTCTTGAAGCGGATGGCGTTGTTGATATAACGGCTTGTGATATGTCGGTGTACAATCGTATGTCGGTCGTATTGAAAGGAATGACGCAAAATGTTTCCGAGGGTGGATATTCCATTTCATGGAACATGGATGCCGTCAAGTTGTTTTATAACGCATTATGCAATGAATTGGGCAAAGAAAATGTGTTGGTCGCCCGTCCGAAAATTCGTAACCGTTCAAATATTTGGTGATTATGAGAGTGAAGCAATATCCGCATTATCTATTCATTGAAGAAGCCGGGGAATCCGTACAGGATGAACAAGGCAATTGGACGGAATGTAAAGTGTCGCGCAAATTCATTTCCATGTGCCGCGAGGAAACAGATGGAAAAGGCACGGAATATCAAGTTGCCGGGGGTGAATACCAAAAGGCAACATCCGTTATTCAATGCCCTAAAAATTGCCCGGTTGTAAGCCGGGGAACAAAAGTGATTGTTGCAAACGACCAAGAATGCACGGATATACGCATTTCCGGAATTTGCTTGAATTTTGACCCCGCACAACTTCATTCAAGATTATGGGTATAAAGGCTAATTTTACAAAAGATGATGTCAAAAGGCGTTTTGATGCCTTTCTTGACGAAATCGAACGAAAGCAAATTGCAAGATTGCAAAGGCTTGGTGAAATGTGCCTTATTGAAGCGCGTAACAACAAGGGATATACAATGCAGACGGGGGCATTGCTTTCGTCAACGGGTTATGAAGTCTTTGTTGATGGCGTGGCAATACATTCCCAATTTGATGCAGCAAGCGGGGCGGAAAGCGATGCGGCGGCAAGGGGCATAAAATCCGGTCAATCTATTGCCGAAAAGGTCGGCAAAGAAACCAAGGGCGTTGCGCTTGTCGTTGTTGCCGGAATGAATTATGCCGCGTATGTGGAAGCCCGCGGATATAACGTGCTATCAAGTGCGGAACATCTTGCAGAAAGGGAATTGCCCCGAATGTTGGAAAAACTAATTACTAACATCAAACGTGCAGCGGAATAATGAAAACCATATTTGACACCGATGGAATCTTGTTTGCCTTGCTTGATGGTAAAACTTCAATTAAGGGCGGTTGTTATACCGGGGATGATAGACCCGAAAATTCAACCGATGAAGATATTGTTGTGAATACTATTGATTTGGCGCAAGATTGTTTGCCACAAATCGGTACTTCAAACATCAACATTTACACAGCAGACACAAGCAAGAAAATCAACGGGCAAATGCAGCTTTCGGCAAATCGCACACGTCTGAAAGCCTTGGCAAATGAAGTCTTGGCGATAGTGAGAAAAGCGAATTTGGATGGGTTGACAATAACGCCCGGCAATATGACAATCATGTATGAGCCGAACACAAAACAACATTTTATCAACATTCGTATTGATTGGAATATTCAAATTGATTAAGTTATGGCAGTACAAAGAACATCTTTAATCACACTTGGTTTGTGCCAAATCAAGGTTGGAACAGCCGCGCCGAATGGTACAATGCCCGTTGACTTGTCGAAGATTGGCAAGACCTACAAAGACACTTGTAAAATTGCACAGGAATCGGCGGAAGTGACAGAACACTACGAAGAGGGCATGGCAGCACCGGAAGTCCGCAAGAAATCCCGCAAAATCCCTAAATTGACGTTCTCAATGATGGATGCAAACGTGGACGACCTTGTGGCATACGTTGGCGGAGAAAAACTTGAATCCGGTGCGTGGGGTTATGACGGAAACGAGGTTGTCGCAAATAAGGCAATATTCGTTGAAACAGAAAAAGGACTTGACTTTGAAATTCCCAATGGTGATATTGAAGCGGTTATTAACGCGGATATGTCTGCAAAGGGTATTTTCCTTGTTGATTTCACAGTAACCCCAATGGCAGTTACAGCGGGAAAAGCCTTGCGAGGTGTTCCCAAAAAAATTGAATAACCCGAAATCGGGGTGTAACGCAAACCCGAAGCCCCCGGAGTATTAAACTTTGGGGGCTTTAATTTTATAATGACTTATGGCAGAAGAAAAGAAAACACTTGAACAGGAAAGGGCGGAATTAAACACATTGATAAACAAGGGGGTGTCTTTTGAGGTCAAGGATGTTGAATTTGACGTTGAAAAACGCTTCTTTGGTCTTATCAAGAAGTATAAGCCCCGTGAGGTCAAGCGGTCATTCAAGATTGAAGAATTAACACTTGCAACACTTGACCGCATTTCCGCCGAAACAATAGAAATGACCATTGATGAAGTTGAAATGAAGTCTGATGATTCAATGAAGCGTGCAAGGGGGCTTGCCCATAAACATTCAATAAGATGTGCAAAGGTTGTCGCCATTGCCGTACTTGGTGAAGATAGATTGATTCCCGTGACCGGGAAAGGTGGTGTCCGATGGGTTGAGGACGTGAAAAGACTTGATGAACTTACTTCATTGTTTGCCCGGACAATAAAACCATCCATGCTTTACAAATTGTATGTTCTTGTCAATGCAATGTGCAATTTGGGGGATTTTTTGAACTCTATTCGATTAGTACAGCAGGAAAGAACCACAATGCCGATTCGGATAGAGGAAAGCAAAGAGGGTTAAACAGTCCGCACGGTCGCCGGGGGGCTATATGTCAACATTTTGGATGGACGTATGACTATCTTTTACACGGCATTGCATGGTCAATTGTTCAACGTATGATGGTTGATGCGCCAAGTTATAATTTGGATGATAATGGTGCGGAAACAATCGAATTGACAGAAGATAACAGTGAACAAATTATGAATTATGTAAATAGTTTAATGTGATATGGCAGAAATTGACGGCGGGGCATTGTCTTTTAAGTCCATCATGGACAACGACCAATTGAATGCGGCAATAAATGAAACCATGCGGCGTGTGCAGGGGTTTTCTGATGCCGTTGTTGGAAGTGGTGATGTAATGGACAAGACCACCCAAGAAATAGTTGAATGTATCGAAATTCAAAGAAAGGTTGTTCAGGATTTGGAAACAACCTATTCGGATTTGAATGCAAAAATAAACACTATTGAACCCGGTGATGCCCAAAGCATTTTAATGAATGAAGCAAGACAAGTCAAAGATGAGCTTGATGCAGAACGTCAAGGACTTGTTGCGCTAATGAATGAATTGAATAGTCTGCAAGCAACTAATAATGCGGCGGCTATGTCAATGGAACAAATAAGGGTAACGCTTGGACAAATCGGTTCGGCGTGTGAAGAACATGAAAACGAACTTGTTCGTCTTGAAGATGAATATAAGCGTCTTTCCACCCAAATGAGTGATGCGTTTATGTCCGGGCATGATGATGAATATCGGGCATTGCAAAGTAAGGTCAATGCAATCAAGGGTGAAATAACGGTTCGTAAGCAAGTATTGAATGAATTGCGCGAGCAATCCAATGCACTTGAAGAAGAAGCATCCAAATTGGAAAAAGCCGCCCAAGAAGCAGAGAATGCGGCAAAAGCACACGTTTCATTCCGCACAAGATTGCGTGAAGTCCGTGAAGAATTGGCGACTTTGGAACTTTCGGGTGACACGGATTCATCCCGATATAAGGAATTGCAACAACAGTTGGGCGAGTTATCGGAAGCAATGGACGCAATCACAACACAGCAAAATATGTTGAAGCGTGGCGAACGTATGTGGGATGGTTTGTTGTCCGGACTTTCCGGTGTTTCCGGTATGTTTTCAGCGGCGCAAGGTGCAGTTGCTTTGTTTGCCGGAGAGAATGAAAACTTGCAAAAGATTATGTTGAAAGTTCAATCCTTAATGGCAATCACAATAGGATTGAAAGAAGTGCAACTTGCACTTGATAAGGATGAAGCCTTTCAGCTTGTTACAATCAACGGCTTAAAAGAATGGTGGAATAAATTGTTGGCGGTCGGTCGCGGTGAACAGGTAGCAGATACCGCCGCAACGGTTGCAGATACCGCCGCAACGGTTGCAGATACGGCGGCAACAAC